TGCACCGAACCCTGGTGAGTATAGCACAGCCACTTTGCCGTTGTCAATCAACTTAGTAATATTCTTTGTCATAGTCAGCATCCGTTTCAATTTCCACATGCCCAAACTTCAGCAGGCCCAGGCTTACTTTTCTGACTTCAAATGGTTGTTCAAATTCTACAATAGCCCCCAGACTCTCAAGGTCATTGTAAGTGGTGTCGCGAATGTCTTCAACTTGCACACAGCCAATAGAGCCCGAGTCCACCATGTGTTCGGTTCCAATGTTGCTGTTGTATGTGCCGTCGCCCCAGGCTGTGCCAAAGCTGGCAAAACGTCGGCCATCCTTCAAGACGAACTCACCTTCTACGCCACGGCCTTCATGCTGAGGTGGAAAGAACATGGCACATGCCTCGTCCCATTCCGGGTGCATGACATAGCACAAGTCACCAATGTAATATCGTCCTGCTGGCATTGTCATTTTTACCACTCCTTTTTGTCGCCGGTAGCTTCGTTGTTACGATAGCCAGCGGCGTAGGCCGCGACCTCTGCGTCAGTCATTTGATCTATGTCAATGCGAGGACTCTTGTGAGTGTCTCTCACAAAGTAATGAGGCCAGTACTCACGACCGTAGTAGCTGTCACAGACGCCACGATCGTAAGGACCACCGTGTCGTTCGTCGTAATAACTGGATTGTGTGTGTTCTTTAATCATTGTGTTCTCCTTAAGCCGCTTTGCGAAAATATTGATAGGGCAAGCCCAGTGTCCAAGCAAGGTAATCATTGTCACCATTGGTCTCTTCGGCTTCGTGGATCCAACGCATAGCCATGGCCTGGTCCTTGGCACCTGTGCTGAGCAATTCAGCAACACGGCGTTCAAACAACTCAACAGCCTTGGTTTCGGACGCCTTGCGAGCAGTCTCTTCACGGTCAATAGCTTGACCCAAGATCACAAACTCAGATGTAAAGTCATCAAGAGTCCAACCAGATGTGTCAACGCCACGTGGACGAACACCGTAGGCATCCTTGTACATGTCCCAAAATGTGCATTGGGCTTGCTCTAATTCTGTCATGTCTTCCCAAGTTGTAAATTCTGTAGTCATTTGTGGCTCCTTATTTCTTACTATGTTCATATTATAGCAAATCGGCAATTATTGGTCAACCAATACGCAGTGTTGTAATTAAACAACACCACGCACATCTGTGTTCAAATTGGGTTTGTGCTCACGGATCATCTCACGCTCTAATTTGTGAGCTTCAGTTTTGCCGCGTACAACATCCACAACCATCAAGTTAAATGTGTCAACACCACGCTCACGCATGCACTCATATAGTGCCCATGACTTGTCTTCTGAACGTGAGCGATATACGTGTTTGTTAAAACGCACTTGAGCACTCTTGTTAACAGTAGATTCAGTCTTGGCTGTGACACCAATGTAGAAGTCTGCACCGCTTTGCAACATATAAATGATATGTGTACGATCGGTGCGCTTTTTACGTGATTGCTTTTTTAAGTTCATAGTGTATTATAGCAAATCGGACATTTCTGGTCAACCAAAATCCATATGTTGCATAAAAACAACATGCTGAATTATAGTGGATTATAGTCAATTATAGTGGGATTATTGATAATATTATCGGGGATTATTGATAATATTATCAATTAGGGCATTTTATATGGACCTGTATATACAGTATAATTACCAGATTCGGGGATGGGATCATTATAGATTTTCATAAACAGTAACGCTTCTCCACGAAACTCAAAATATACTTCATCGATTATGTTACTGGTTTGATCAGTATGCTCTACCAGATTAACTTGCCATAATCCAGAAAAATTTATATCAGTCATCCGCGAGCAAGGCCTTTGAGAAACTTGTCAATATCTCCATATAATGAATACATTGTGGCTTCTTTACTGCCAAATAATAATAACTTTGGTTTCTTGCCAAGAAAAATATAATACGGACAAGTGAGTTTTCTGTCTAGAGTTAATAACCGACCGGGTATGGCGGGCATACTTGCGGGAACATCAAACTCATAATGCTCAATGTTTAACGAATTAAAAACAAAAAAGCCTTCGGCGGTCAACCTTAGGCCTGCATCTTTGTCGGGATTCTTCCACCAGTCTTTTAATGCTTCATCTAGTGTGGGTTTGAATTCCCACGTCAGTTGATCCAGTAGCTGTTGAGTGAATATAATCTTATTGCGCATTGGGGAACACTTGCGCCCCCTGAGTCAACAGCACCACACTAAACTTGTCAGTCTTGAACTGTGTGTTGAGTTTGCGGGCCAAGTTGATAGCATGTCCAGGATTGGAGAAACTGACCTTCTTGTACTTGGGACCAGGATATTGTGTGAGCATGTTTGATGTTTTGAGGTTAATGGGGGTTTTATCGTAGAAAACTGCCCATACTCCTTCCGACGCCAACACCTGCTCGGTCTTGTAAGATTGTTTGTTTGTGTGTTCAATTAGCACACTGGGTTTTGGTCTACTCATCATTAACTCCTAGTATTATTTACCTAGAAAACTGAGTAGTTTAAAATGTGCCACCGGTGATTTCCACCTGAATTTTTTCATCAGTTTTATCGTTTGTTTGTCGTAGTTGTTCTAGCAATAATAACAATTTGGTAATATCTGCGTGTAGATCTTTGGCATCTTTGAGTGGCATAGTAAAATCTTTTTGCCCTCTAGACTCATGTGCTTTGATACTGTCAACAAATCGATTAATATGCAAGCTCATACAGTTGCCTGGGTAGACATGTTGGTGTGTTGAACATTTGCTTCTAATTTAGAGTGAAAAGGACCTTGATACTTGTAACGCTCAAGTACAATGAGTTTGGGGTTATGAATCAGTTTCCAGTTGCGATGTTGCTTGACCATGTACCATCCAGCCGCAAACCATGATTTGCTTTTGTTGTTTTTGGTAAACAAGGGTAGCTTGTGCTTCACATCCCAGATGGGATTATATGTTCTGCATCCGGTACTGTATCCATGTACCAAGTCGGCTACAGGTTTAGTTACTTTTTCAGCTGGCTCAAATTCCACATTCTCACGTTTGCGCAACATGGGGATGGTTTTGTACAATCCAACCTTGTTCTCAATTGTGATTTGATATCCATCGTTAACTGCCTGGATGTTACCAATCTTCTGGTCATCTTTTTTCAAGATCCAATATTCGTTATCAACTACTGGTTTGGCGTGTATCATTTAATACTCCTTTGTATGTTTCATTGAGCCATCGACTGATTGTATCAGCTTGGTCACTGAGCTTGGTCAGCTCGTACTTGCCACAAAACTTCATGAAGTGTGCACCTACCATGCCCACATCTTTGTGACTGAGTTGTTCACGGATTGCGGCATCCACAGTTGCCTTGACCGCATCCGGTTGTGCGTTAAGATCGATCAATGTACAGTTACGTTCATAGTCGTCTAACACTCTGTGCTCCTCGCCATTGTGGTCTGTCCAACGCTGAAGCATCATGTTGTTCCAAGAATATCCTCGCTTGTCTCTGTCGGCAAAGGCCTCACGGAGACCAACTTTATTCTTTGTCCCTTTTTCACGTACTCCCGGATAAGCAGAGAAGACATTGTCGGAGGTGTCGCCACGCATGCACTTCTCAAATAATAGCCAGGACGGATCCGGGATGGTTTTTGGTTGTTTAGTTTTTTTATCTGTAACAGGCTTACCCTTGGCATCAAATATGCCCTCCAGTGTGATCAGTTCATCTGTAATACCATTGTATTGTGTGACGTTGGATGCGACTAATTGAACAAAGTCTGTGTCTGAGCTAACAATTACGTGATCGTCTTGGGGGTGTAATGATATCCAACGTGCAATGATGTCATCTGCTTCGGCTGTTGCGCAACGAATAACACTGCAATTGGTTCTGTCGGACAAGTATTTAGTCAGATTGTCATAAGTTTCCCAAAACAGCTTGTCTTCTTCTGCTTCGTCCTCGTTCATTTTACCACGTGCTACAGCACGGTTCTTCTTGTAGGGCTCATAGTAGTCTTTGCGCCAGCTACGCCCTTCTAGTGCGAAGATAACGTGATCTGCTTGAAAACGCTTGGCTACTTTGTTGGCAGCCATCATCGTAACGTGTAGCGCAAAGCCTAGTTTGGTCCAAGTGTCACTGGCTCTGTGGGCACCGTGACGTGCTCGGAAAAACATGTTGGCTGTGTCAATAAGTAGGTATTTCATTAGGGTCTAATAGTTGGTTGCGTTTAATGTATTGTAACACATATTCCGCCCAATAGCAATGGGCATCTGGCCCAAAATGCCAACTATTTGGATTAACCGTTTTGAAACCTTG